CTTCAGTCATATATTGATTCTCGAGTAGACAAATTAGATGCTAAATATTCCCCTAAAGGAGTAAAACAACAAATTAACGGATAATTAACCCGCTTTAAACCACTGATGTATTTTTTATTGTCCCTTCGTCTAATGGCAGGACAAGTGGTTTTGGTCCACTTAATGGAGGTTCGAATCCTTCAGGGACAACTATAAACCTTTAAATTAAATTGAATATGGCTTACGTTAGTGTTTATGTAGATATCTACGAAATGTTAGAAGATCTATCTAGTAAAGAAACTCAAGATCTTGTTGATAAACTTTATGATGACGGTTATGAACCTAGTCAGTTAACTGACGGTCTGGACGAGTCGTTAAATGCACATGATGAAATGTGGTTTGAAGTTGTCGACAAAATCAGACGAGGAAGGTTGCAACTCAATCCTGAACAAGAAGCATTGATACAGGAAATAGCTAGTAAGATTGTTTAATATATGGAGAATTGGCAGAGTGGTCGATTGCGGCAGTCTTGAAAACTGTTGTACCGAAAGGTACCGTAGGTTCGAATCCTACATTCTCCGCGGTGTTTGTGGTGTTAATGGTTAGCACATTAGATTGTGGTTCTGAAGGTTTGGGTTCGAATCCCAGCAAACACACTTTTATTGGAAGATAATCCTCAACGGTGAGAGGGCTTGCCTGCTAAGCAATGTGTACCTTAGGGTATCTGGTTCGATCCCAGTGTCTTCCGCTTGGCTACTTCAATATGTTTTTATATATTTACATCATGAAAAATTTTAAAAAATGTGATGGAGATAGAGTTGATGTAGTTAATCATACTATCAAAATTTTAGAGGATAATCCTTATACTGAAATCCATATTGGAACTGATTCCCAAAACAAGAGCGAATACACTTATTACGCTATTGCCATAGCATACCGCTTTGGTACTAGAGGTGTTCATTATATTTATCATAGAGAAAAAGTTCCACGTATCAAGGATCGTTTTACTAAACTGTTTAGAGAAGCTGAACTTACTATAGAGACAGCCGAATGGCTTACTACTAAAATTCCAAGCTTAAAAGTAGAACTAGACTTTGACTATAATGATGATAAAAAATATTTTAGCCAAAAACTAGTATCTGCTGTAAAAGGGTGGGCTGAGTCTTTAGGATACAAGGCCAATATCAAACCATATAACCAGATAGCTACTAAGGCAGCTGATTATCAGTGCCGTTAAATTCCCACAAAAACAACTATATTACCCATTACCTATATAAAAACATATACTACGCCATATATATAAAAGACCGTTTATTTACCTACTTAATCTATGTTATAACAGAAAGGTCTTAAAAAGTATTAAAATATTTGGCCTCCTAAAATCCTTTATGTATCGTATAGATACGGGTGTTAATAAGTAACTAATTAAAACTAAAACATATGAGAAACAGAGAAATGATTCTGAGACAACTGGAACGCATCGATAACTCGATGAAGAAAATGAAATTCTATCTGAACCGGGGAGAATCGGTAGACAACTACAAGAAAGAAATTGAACTAGTAGAAAACATGATTTCTGAAGTTAAGTCTATGATTGAACGTGAAGATATGAATGCTAATGAAATTAATCCAATTAGATAAATTATGCAATTAACTGCTGAACAAATTAAAGAAAACTGGGATCAGTTCATTAGTAATATTGAGAACTGGATTGAAGGAGACAGAAAACAGGCTCTACTTGATTTCTATAACCAATACCAGGACCGATTAATCTTAATGCCTGCGGCTCATAAGAAAGAGTATCATAATGCTTTTCCTGGAGGATATATTGAACATGTGAACCGTGTTGTTGGATGTGCTCTTAAATTATATGATTTGTGGGCCGATATGGGAGCTGATATTACAACATTTACTGTTGAAGAACTCGTATTCTCAGCCATTAATCATGACTTGGGAAAAATGGGGGACGAGGATAATGAAGCTTATATTCCTCAGACTGATAATTGGAGAAAGGAAAAACTAGGAGAAGATTACATGTTTAATTCTAAAGTACCTTTTGCCTCAGTCCCTGACCGTGGTTTATATTTACTCCAGGCTCATGGTATTAGATATTCATTTAATGAAATGTTAGCCATCCAAACCCATGATGGTTTATATGATGAAGCTAACAAGAAATATCTTCATACATTTATGCCAGAACAAAAACCACGTACTGCGCTTCCATTTATTTTACATCAAGCTGATTTAATGGCTGCTCGAATTGAATTTGAGAAAGAATGGTTACCTAAATTAAAAAATAATCAAAAAGAAGAAAAGCCTAAAAAAACATCATTTGTGTTAGATTCTAATTCTAAAAAATCAGCATCAAAACAAACCAAGGCTCTAGGCTCCATTAAGAGTAATAGCCTAAAAAATATGTTAGACGACTTATGATAATATTACTTACTTCATTAGCTATTTTCTTTGGAATATTAACAGTTATATTAGGTTTTACCACATATAACTTATTACGAAAAAATGAAAAGCAGGAGGATATACTGGCTGGGTATTTAAACTACCTAGACCAGTTATCTCGAGCTATTGAGATTTCAGACACTAAACTAAAAAAACTGGATGAAAGAGGGGTATTTAAGTCTGATGATGAAGTAGGATTTTTCTTTACTAATCTCCAGAAAATCCAAAACATCTTAAATGAATTCCAGTTAAAAAAATTCTAAATTATGGGTAAACGTTATTTCACAGAAGAAACTGAAAACGCTATTATCCTATATAACACATTAACAGACCCTGAGGAAAAGAGCAGATTATATAATAAAAAAATACATTATGCTTTTTTCAAATTAACTCAAAATTTAATCCATACTTATAAAATTAGGAATACTGATGTTGATGATCTAGAACATCTTCAACATGAAGTTATTATATTTTTGTTAAGTAAAATTCATAAGTTTGATCCTACATTAGGTAAAAAAGCTTATTCTTATTTTGGGACTATAGCCTTAAGGTGGTTAATCGTATATAATAGGAAAAATTATAAGAAAAAAATTACATCCATTCCTATCAGTGATGTTATTGGTTATGAAAAAGATTATAAAGTATCATCTAACAAAGATAATCTAGATAAATTAAGTGAAGATGATATATTTGAATTTTCGGATGATGAAGATAATTTATCCTTCTTTATTGATGCCTTTACTCAATATTATACTGACCGTATATATCAATTTCATCCATCAAAGGATGATGCTAAGATAGCAGATGCAGTTTTAGAATTATTCCGTAAACGAGAAAATATAAATATATTTCATAAAAAAGCATTGTATATTTATATAAAGGAAATGGTGGATGTTAAAACTCCTAAAATAACCCAAGTGGTTAATAAAATATATGACCATTTTCGTCCTGAGTATCAATTTTATGTTGACAACGGTTATATTAGGTTTATAGAGTAACCATACATATAATAAAAATATTATGGGATCTTTAGATAAAAATATATTCGGTGATAAAAAATTCTCAGATTTACTATCTGAGATATATGATAACCAGAAGAAAAAAGAAAAAACTATAGCGGGTCTAGTTCGTGAACTAAAGGATTTAGTCAATGATGTGAGTGATGCCACTGTTATAGTTCCTCTTATAGCTAATTATCTTGAAATTGGAGTTAAGAATGATGAACACCTACTTAAAATGGCCACTATCATTCAACGTATATTTAATAATCAAGAAAGTAATAGAGGTGGAGGTGATGGTTTAACTATTACTGATGCTGAACGAGAAGAATTGATGGCCCAACTAGACCAACTAAATAAACCATTAGATGATAAGTAATGGCATTAAGACAAAAAGTCAATCAACAATCAGGATCACCTAATTTATCTGCCTTATCCTCAGGTGGAGGGATAAACATTCAATCAGTTAGAGTTAAATCTATAATTCTAGATCAAAATTCTTTAGGATTTTCAAATAGAGGAGAATGGGCATCATTAGGTGGAATATTTTGGTCAGACATTAATGCTCCTACTTCAACGGGAGATATAAACAATGATAATTTTGCTTTACCATTATTTCCTAACCAGAAAAATTTCCCGTTATTAGAAGAAATAGTCTATATAATAGCACTACCTAATACAGGAATTGGTGAAAGTACTAGCGCAGTTCAATATTATTATTTCCAACCAATTAATTTATGGAATAGTATCCATCATAACGGCTACCCTCCTTTTATTGATAGTACATTACCTGAATCTCAACAAAAAGACTATCAACAAGTTGATGGAGGAAGTGTTCGTAAAGTAACAGATGGTTCTACTGAAATTAAATTAGGTAATACATTTAAAGAAAGATTAGATATAAAATCTCTTTTACCTTATGAAGGAGATATTATATATGAAGGGAGGTGGGGAAATAGCATCAGATTTGGTTCTACAGTTTTACGTCCCAATACTTCAAACTTATGGTCCACTGTCGGAGAAGATGGTGACCCAATTATTATTATAAGAAATGGTCAACATGATGATGGGAAAGTTCCTTGGGTACCACAATTAGAGGATATAAATAAAGATCAAACTAGTATTTATCTAACCTCAAATCAAAAAATTCCAATAGAGGTC